GATCCACAGCCACACTGGCATCATTGTGTTCCACACAGCAAGGGCTGCGATCTTTTCTAGTTTGAGTTTGACGCCATTGCGTCCTGTGCCCAGGACTTCAACGAGGCGTTGGTTGGGGGATCCTTGCAGGTAGTCGGGGGTGTAGCGGATAACGTCGGGGAGGTGGTGGACGGGGAAGTCTGGTCGGTTCAGTCCGTATCTGACCCAGTGGGTGTTGTGCCGTTCGTATTCACCTTCGGCTTCGTCTCCCATTACTCCCAGTCGTTGAGTAAACGATTGTTCATTGAACGGGGTCGACATCGTCGGGTTCCTTCAGTCTGTCTAGTAGTTGTTGTGCTTCTAATGCGATTTTGGTGTTGTCGTCGGTGGCTAGTCGGCGTAGTGAGCGCAGTATGAGCCATCGTTCTGTGTTGGTGACTTCTAGGTTCATTACTGCTTCCTCCCCACCAGACGATGAACCTGACGGTCATCGTCGTAAGCCAACCCGTTCAAAGCGTCCTCAACCAGTTTCAGATAGTTGGATACGTCGCCTCGAAGCGGCGACTTCTCCACCTCCAGCGGTGTCAACGAAATAAGTATCTTGTCCTTCTGGAAGACGCACGACAACGACACTGGACCCTCAAACTTTGGCCCTCTGTACGCCTCTGCAATGATCTGCTCCGCATCAGTGGTCGACTTCGGTGTGTACGTGCGCCCCCGTGCGAAACGGGGGCGCCCCTTGACCCTGGGAGATGTGCGGACAGTGAACTTGTGGGTCTTCGGGTTGGGAGACATCAGTGACCCTCCTGGGGGCGGGGGTGTTCAACATCAAACTTGGCGTGGGTAACCAGTTCCTGCAGCCGCTTCTCACGGTCGTTGCGACCAACGAACTTGCCGATCTTCTCATCGAGAGCAGCGGACCAGCGGAACACGGAGTCGTCTCGATAGTTTTGTCGGAACAGAGAGCAGGCGAAGGCGTACAGGGCGTTCGATCTGTCTTCCTGAACGTCGCCGTCCCATATTTGTCTGGCTATAAACTTGAAGTTTTTGTCGTCTCGGCCTTTGATCCCGCCGACACCCGTCTCGTTGAGGAACTCGTTTACTTTCCTAACGTGGCGTTCACGGTATAGCGAGTGAACAGTTTGTATCGAGTACGTTGCCGCACGGGTCGCCCATGCTGTCTCGGTGAACTTCTCCAACGACAACGGGTTGTCGTCCGTGTCAAGCACCTCTTGTCGACCTGGGTTTCGCATGTTCGGGTACGGCAGCAGCAAGCAGTTGCCATACCCCTGCCCCTCCAGTGTTGTTTGTTTCGGGTACACCTCGACGGTTGGTACGTCAACCATTTCACATGCACCAATCACTGATTCCCTGGCTAGTGTCGCTGGTATTGGTTTCTGTAGGTACACCCAGATGTGGAATCCTTTCGAGCGGGAACGCTCAATGAATGCTGTTACTCCAAACTTGTGAAGCAACGTTCGGAGGTTGCGGGCGTGGACAATGTCCCCTTCGCCTTCGTCGAGATCGACGGCACACCAGTTGACATGCCATACCCCTGGCCTGTCGTCCATGAGGAACAACGGGTACACCCCGATGGGTGGCTCGTCGTCCAGGTGGTCTCTGATGGTGTCCTCGTAGGGTTCACCCTCGGCGTCGAGTGGTTCCCCGTTGACGCCGACGTAGGGGCGGATGCCGCCGTAGTTGACGGCGATCCGCCCGCCCGCGTGGAGGGCAGCAAACGTTTCGACGGTGTTGTCGGTTACGGCGCCCATAGGTTATTTGTTGGTACGTCTGCGTCGTAGTACTCGCGAACCATGCCGCAGCGCGGGTCCATGAAGTAGTCGATGGGTGGGTTAGTTATTTCACACGGTGGGCGTTTGTTCTTGCACAGGTCGAGACTAACTGATACGGAATGGATGCGTCGTTCGTGTTCCTCCAACTTCGGGTTGTCTCGTTTGCGAAACACATTCAACTGGAGGATGGCGTACTCGTCGGCGTTGAACTTGCCGTCATCCATCCCCCTTGACGATCCACGGGTGGAACTTTTCCCCGATTGGTGAACCAGCCCAACGGGCAGGTTCTCCGTTTCCGCCCACTCCTTGACACCTTTCAGTACCGACGACACGCCTTCGTATCCTGATGCCATCGGCAACTGTTCAAGGAAGTCGATCATCACGAACCTGGGGCGGATCTGCCAGTAGTCCTCGCACTCGGCGAGGGCTATCGACATTTCATCGAACGGCATTGCCGACGGGAATATCTTCACTCTGTCCAGTAGCGGCTTTGCCGACTCGATGTGCTGCAGGTAGGCGGGGTCGGATGACTGCAGGCCCCGCTCGACATCCTCCAGGTTTTGGAGATGCAGCAAAGCGTACAGTTTCGACACGACGAGGATCTCTGGTTCATCTGGTGTGAAGATGACGGCACGAAAGTCTTCGTCCTGTTGAAGGTTCTTAGCGATGGACGACAGCAGCACTGCGGACTTGCCGCTGTGTGCCCGTCCTGTGACGACGAGAACATCGGAGGGCCACACGCCTCGCATCCGTTGGTCGATCTCTGCGAGACCCAAGAAGAACCTGTCGTGGCTGCCTGCGGCGTACTCGATCCACCTGTCGACGGCCTTGTGGGTGGGGCGGAAGAACCTGTAGTCGGCACCCGTGGGGCGGAGATTGACACCTTCCAAACGGGCATCAATCTCCGCCTCACTAAGAGCGACGGGGGTAGCCGTCACCGCCCGTAGGCGTAAGCCTGGAGGGCCTCTCGGCGGGCCTCCCACTGGAAGTCCTCAGCGTCGGCCTGGGTCTTGCCGTTGGCCTGATCCCACACCTTCAACGGCACGTTCGAGTCGCCGTCGTTGACCCACAAGCCAACGTTGTTGCTGACCTGCACACCGATGTGCTGCAACGCTTCCTTCCGAACAGAGAAGTTCGGGAAGTTCTTCCCGCTCTTCGCCGTGTCGGTGGTGCCGTCGGCATGTTCTTTGACTTCGTACACGACGGTGGCACCGCCCTGTCCGTCAGCCCACTCGTTGGGTTGAAATGCCAGCAGGTTCCACGCTGCCTGCTTCTCAGCAGCCGCCTTGCCGACACAGAAGTCGACACGGGGGTACACCTTGCCGCCCCCACCTACTGCCAGAACGGGGGCAGCGGCTGGGGCAACGGGAGGCGCCTGGGCCGACGCTGCTGTCGGACCGCCACTCGGAGCGGGCGGCGGGGCGGCGGCGCTTCGATCTGTGTCAGGTCGGGCCACGCCGCTTTTGAGAAGACGCATAACACGTTCATCCTCCCCCACGCTGAACTCCTGGCCTGCCTGTCGCAGCACCTCCATCTTGGCGTCATGCCACATGGCTTCCACCTCCGTCTTGATGGCGGCGTCGTCAAAGGAATCAGGGTACGTGCGAGTGATGCTGAAATGGTAATCAGCAGTCTCGTACGGTGCCTCCGACACCTTCTGGGTAAACCCGACCGTTACGGTCGTTCCTGTATCTGTCATGGTTGTTCTCCTACCACGGGTTAGAGCCAAGGTGTTTCCCTCGGCATTCTCCAGCCTGCCAGACGGGACACCACTTTGGTGAGCAGTGCCATCCCGACCATCGCATCGGCCAGACCTTGAGATCAGACTGTATCAGCCCCGCAGCGGACCAGCAAAGATCCTTGAGGGCCTCCCCGTAGCCCGCTGGGCGCTCGATCAACGTTTCCTGTACGACACCGTTGACAATCGCCACCAGAGCGAACGAGGGGATACCCAAAGCGTGACAGTAGACGGTGGACTGCAGGTCCCAGCGCCGCTTCTCCCACTGCACATACTCGCGGCCAGGGTTCTTCCAATCTGTTATCCGATTGGGTTCCACCCAGTCGGCGGTGCCCGTCAACACCAAACGCACACCATCACGCTCATCAAGCGTGATACGAAACTCCTGCTCCACACCAGTGGGGATACCCAACTTCGGAAGATAGTCGTTATACCAACCAGTCAGATTGACGCGGGCACGATCTATAACCTTTTCGTAATCTTCCCGCCACTCAACAACCTCGGAAGAAAGTTGCGCCGTTACCGAATCCATGTATTCCATGCATTCATCCAGAGAAGGAGTGGCTTCGTATTCCATCATCATGTTGCCGCATTGTTCGATAGCGGCATGCACCAGATTGCCTCGCAGCATGTCGCTGTTCGGCAACGCCGTCACCAACCCCAGGCGTTCCTGGCGGGCCTGCTCGGGGCAGCGGTCGAACGTGTTCAGCCACGACTGGCGGAGTGGAATCTCGATCACGGCAGAAACCCTAGCACGCGGCGGAGGCGGGAACGTGGACCTTGGTAAGCATACAGCGGGGACCCCCCATTGGTAACGGTAACTCGGTAACGGGAGACCCCCTTTAGGGGGGTCTCCCTACGTAACTAGACGTACAGGTTTTCCTCGGCGTAACCGACGACATCCTCCAACGTGACCCTGTGCATCCGCTCGTCGGTGGCACGGTTGATCAGTTGATGCGACCTGACCCTGCCGACCCCAGCGAGGCGACCGACAGCGGCCCCGTTACCTAGTTCATTTTGGGCGTCGAGCATTGCCTGCCTTCTCACGAAAGCAGACACCATTTTCAAACGCTCAAGGTTGCGGGCAATATCCGCTGAACAACGAAGAACCTCCGCATGGTTTTCGCCGTATTGTTCGAGCAGTAGCCGCATCTTTTCACCGAATAGAAGCGGATCAGGGATAATATCTATGTCCTTTGCGGCCTCCAACGGGCGTACCCCGTCAGTGATGTCCTCGCCGTGTGGCGCCTCTGGAATGTGCATATTTTCGTCCTTCCTGGCCCGCAACACGGACCTCTAGGCGGAGACTGCCTTCACCGAAGCAAACGTAGCCCCTGCCGTAACCTCCAAGTGTCCCACTTTGAGACACCGAATCGCCCCGTTACCTAGGCGGCGGGGCCTCGCACGCAGGACGGCAGCGGACTGTACGCCCACCACCGTCCCTGTCTAAATGGTTGGGATATACCAGCGGCGGCGAAGCGCAGCACGACGGGGAGGCTCCGCCTCCCGCTGCCGCAGGTACTGCTCCCTCGTCATCGTCCCGTCAGGCATCCACGCAGCCGTCTGCACCCGACCAGATCGAGTCTTCCCATCCGATAGTTTCGACCGCTGCCGAACCCTGCGGGCCTCGTCGAGGCGGCGCCGATGCGCTCGCTTGCATGTCTCGCAACGACAGGAGTGACGCTCGTACATCTGGCGTGTCCCATGCTTCAAACGGGCCACGGTCCTGGCCTTTCCTCTTGGCGCCGCAGGTTGGCAACAACCTCAGCGAACCAATCCGAATCGGTTAGAACGTCGAGGCGGTGTTCGACGACAGCCTCGATGAGAATCAACAGGTCGCGGCCAACCAGAGCAGACCGATCCTCGATAGTGAGAAACTTGCCGCTCATGCCGACACCTCCTCCTCGCCGTTCAACTCTGGCATGTCCACTAACCTCGTCGGCTTGTGGGTCGCATCCAGTTCACGGGCAGCCTCGTCGGCGAACACCTTCGCCCAACACGACTCGCACAGATACCCGAAACCGTTGCGTGCCTGCATCACCAGTTCACGCTCCTGATCAGTCAGGGCAGGAAACAGATTCTGAACGAGGCCTTGCCTCAACTCGAACCTGTTCCACGCCGTTTCCTTGATAGCCACCGAGTCGACCCGACCACACGGACCGCACTTCCCCGACACGACAATGCTATTAGGCTGCTCCACTTTCTCCATCCTTCCTGGCCCTTGAGGCCCACTCGTCTGTTGCTTCATCGAGACTGTGAAAGTAGGCACCACCGAGGCAGTCCCACACCTTCCCGCAGTCCGACACCATCGTCCACACCACATACCTGTGGTGCCCGACCGTTTCCGCAAGAACGGTGCCGACATGACCTCGTTCCCGAGCAGCGCCACGCCGTGTGTTCCACAGCAGCGGTCGCCTCCCGTTCCGTAGCGTGATCTTCGATGCCATGCTGGCTCCTATCTGGCCGTTCAGGCCAACCATTGGTG